TCCATCAGATTGAAGAACCTTGTCCAAAGATTTAGCCATAGTTTTAAAGTACTTATTTAATATTCTAGCAGGTTATTCAGGTTTGACCTCATTTGCTGTCGGTAACACTTCACCCTGTACTAAAATATCTCTGAACTCCTCTCTATCAATGACTTGTTGATCGAATAGTGATGTTAAGGCTGTAATATCCTGCCCAATCAGTCTCTCTATGTCGAAGTCTCTGCTGATTTTCACTTCTGGTGGTTCGATTCCAACATACTCAGCCGAGAGGTTGAAAGCCTTTTGAAGTTTTTGCTCCAGTTCCATCGAAACCATAGCGAGCATGGAATTGGTGTCTACCCGATCCAATCTTCTGGCATCTGCTGATTCAGCTACGAATTTCTGTTGTGATAATGTACTGATACCTAAAGTAGCCATTTGCATCTGTAGTTCTTTTATTTCTGCTGATTGAGCATCAAAAGCACTAGAAGCTGGTTCTACATAATAAATTTTATTACCTGGCTGAGTTGCCATTGCATAGTTGACGGATATAGCAAGATCTTTAGTCTGATCATCATATCCCTCCATGACAAGCATTGGTTGAGATGCAACATGCAAACTATGAATTAAATCAGCCTGTCTTTGAAAATGTGCAATATTTAAATATGCAATATCAAGTAAAGGTGGTTTACTTACTAGATTTTCTGTTTTTCCAGAATAAATAGTGACAAGAGGTATTTCACCAAGAGAAAAATTACCTGATTCTACCTGTTTGTAATCTTTGTTAGTGGTTGCTACTTCAAAATCACCTACGGAACTGCCGTCAGCAACGTCATACATTTCCTCTATCTGTTCTGTTTTGCGGAAAATTCTATATCTACCTGGTTCGATTACTCTGATTTGGTCGAATACCTTTTCTCCGAACTGACCGCTTGGTAACACTGCTTTCTCAGCTAGTCTTACCTGTATCAAGTTGCCGTAGTTTGATTCACGATCCAATCGCCAGCCATAGAGATTGGTTGGGTCTACTTCTATCCAGTATGGTCTGCGATCCTGTGCTCTTTCTTCTGCTAGGCTTCTTGCTCCTGATGGTGCTGGATAGTCTACAAGAATATGACTCTGACCATAGATTAATGAGCACATTAATATTCTTCTTGCGTATTCGTCTAAGTCTGATTTGCAGCCGTCTACGTCCATCTTGAACATTTCTGTCCAGTATGGATCGCCTGTTAGTGTTATTGGTTTGCGGAGAACTAATCCTGTTGCTGCTCTTATCAATCTTTGTGTAAAAGGACTGAATACTGCTCTGTTTACTCTGGCGAGGTAAGCGTCATAATCTTCTCTTGGTTCTAGTGGTAGAAATGCTTCGCTGTTCTGTCTTAGGTAGTCAGTGCCTTCGGTGACAGCTTTCATTATCTCCCACCCCTTCATCATGTCCAGGACTGCTCTGGTTCTAGTAAAAGGACTATCTTCTCCTCCTGCTGAGGTAGAAGAAATAATATTGGTTCGTATTGGGCCTGGAATTGAATAAGTCATAAGTTACCATTTGGTGCGGTGTGACCAATATCTAGCAGTGAAGAATCCTGGGTTGGGATCTTGGGCATTATGTCTTGCATAATAGGATCTTCTTCTTGCTTTATCACGTTCAGTCTTTGGATTTTTACCTGCTCCTCTTACTCCCTGTTGTCCGAATCGTATTAATTTTATTTCATCTCCTTTTTTAGCTAAAACAACGTGACTTTTTGTGGGATGCCCAGGTGTTCTTTTGGGTTTGTTGAATCCCTCAAGTCTGTTTTTAGTTAATCTGGGGTCTTTTTTCTTCACTTTCCTACTTTAGCCTGTGCCTTTTTATGTGCCTGGGTAAAAGTATCTCCTGCTCTCATACGTCTTTTCATAAACTCCATGTGCTTATCGCTATGGTGCTCTGAGTGCTCTTTTAACTTATTCTTTTGACGAGTGGTTAGTTTCATTTCTTTTTCCTCTTTTTCTTTCTGGAACGTAGTTTTTTAAGATCAGCAGCCGTGATCTTATCTCTCGGTGGAGCAACCGCAGCAAGTTTGCGTTGCTTTTTTGAATAGGATTTCAAAGGCATTACGCAGCGTTGGTAATAGCACCAGAAGTGATAAAGCTCACACTTACAGTTTCTAATTCGGCTGTTTGAGCACTTAATGTTGAATTGTTTACAATTCCAGAAAAACTTACTTTCTTACTTCCAGATGTATCTAAAAATAGCTCAAACTGTGCATCTGCTGGATCTTCTGCTGTTAAAACATCAGCGAGTAGGTTTGCTGTCTCATTGCCACTGGCTGCTGTGTATAAAAATTCAATAGAACCCGAGCCAGAAATAAGACCACCTACAAAAGCTCTTGATGTATCTCCATGAGCAGTTACATCTAACGTGTCTTTTGTTATATCAAGTGACCAACTTGTTGTTGAGACTATTGCTTCTGTTGTTCCAGATCCGTTTTTAAATTTAACAGAACCTTCTTCGCCACGAAAAAATGCCATAATCCTAAGAAAAAAGAGTATTTAAAATTATTTTAACTTGTAGTTGACTTTTTTACAGTATCTTTCTTGCTATTTAGCATATATTGTTCACATCTGGGATCCCAAAGAGCAGGATTACGCTTGCCTTTTACCTTTTCAATAACATCAAGCATTTCTGGTGTGATTTCAGTCATTTTTTCTTGGTTTTCTTCTTCCTAAGTATATCAGCATCAGCTTTTCTGGCACCTCCCCTGCCTGAAATGAAACTATTTACTCTGCCCATAGCCCATGCTGCCATTGGCACGTTACGCGATCCAGATGATAGGTATGCTCCCTGTCCTCTGCGATACACCTGAGACAGTTGGCCGTAGGTGAAACGACTTTTATCTGCTTTTTTTCGTAGTGTTTCTTTTGTTTTTTCGCTTAGAGGTTTTCTTCTTGTCGTCATTTTGGGCTGTTCGTGATTTGTTGATGGCTTTTATGTCAATATATTGCCCTTTTTTGTACTTTTCGGCTGTTTCTTTGATCTCTTTTGCTTTCGCAGACTTATTTTTTGCACCTGCAAGGTATTTGCTCGGTACATTTGTCCTTTTATCCCGTCTCACCCGTCTAAAGCGTCTCATTTTTTCTTAGTTTTCTTCTTCTTTTTCTTCTTTTTTGTTGTGGATTTCATTGATCCACCATAACCATAGCCCATAGTAAAAAGGAACTCTTAGTATATTCTAAACGAAGTTTGGCCTAGTGTCTCTGGTTTGGCAAGGTTAAATTGTTGTAGGCAAAGGTAGCCAAAAGCATCGAAAGCGTGGTCTACTCCAAGGTTTTTATTAGGCATACCTGTGTTTGGTGCGTATGTCAGGGTGCGTAAAGATTTTATTAATTCTTTGCATCGAGGGTGGATTAGAGTTCTGCGTTCACCCATTGCGTCATACAGTGCAGTGTTTACTGCGGTGATTTTGTCTCGGATTTTCCAGGGAGAACGTGGGGAGGATACTGTGAATCCGCTTTTGCGTAGGATACTGTGGTCTGTTGATCCGACTCCTGATGTTTTTCGGGCTGAACCCGTTGGGTCGGGGCAAGCTATTACTCTGCGTTCCACACCATATCGGTCTACGACCTCTTCTGCGAAATCCCAGGTTGTTGCTCCGCCCGTCATTATTATTTCATCGAAGATGTAGAGGATGTCTCGGTGGCGGACGGCACATATTCCGCAAAGTGGATCTACGTTAAAATCGACTCCCAGGAGGAGTGGGGCGATGGATATGTCCTCGGCTTCGGTAGAAATGTTGGAATCTGAAAAGGAGACTGCAACGAGACCCGTGAGATTCTCGAAACTTGCCTCGAACTCCTGTTTGAATGTTCTGGTGTCCAGTTGGGACTTGGCTGCTTCGACTTCTTCGATTGGAACGTTGCCCCCGTCTATGGTGGTGAAGCTCCAGCGTTTCCAGTCTCCGCTTTCATCTTCGGGGACGTAGCACCATAAATCGTAGAACCATGAGGCCGTTCCATCAGGAGTGGATATGAAGAGTGCCCATCCCTGTTTGTCTGCGAGGGCTGGTCGTATGACTTGGAACCAGACATCGGAGTCCATGAAGGCTGCTTCGTCAAGTACTACTCCAGCGAGACTTCGGCCACGCAGGGTGGTTGCGTTTTCAGTTCCCTTGAGTTCGATTAGCGATCCATTAATTAATTCTATTTTTAGGTCGGTTTCGTTTTTTGCGGAGATCCATTGGGGTGGGATTAATTTTTTGATTTCTTTCCAGGCGATGTCTTTTGCCATGCGATAGGTTGGGGCACAGTAGAAGTAGGTTTCGCCTGGGCGGTCTATCGCTGCTTTGAGGAGTTCGATGCAGGATAAATAGGATTTTCCGAATCTTCTGCCAGCGACCAGGACTCTAAATCGGTTTTTTGCGTTGAACACCTCCCCCTGTGCCCAACGGAGTGATAGTTTTTCGGGTGCGTTTACGCTCATGTACTACAGAATAGCTTTAATTTTGACAAAATTTTGATTTTTTATCGACTAAATGGTGTTTTTAGGGTTATTATTCAATTATATGTAGTATTTTAGTCCGTGACTGATTCTATTCTTCGTAATCCAGATGGTCAATTTACATCCGCAAGAGCCAGGCAGGATGGGAGGGTGTGTGGAAGAAGGCAACCCGATGTAGTTATTGAGGCAAGAAGGCAAAGATTGTACTCGAAGCAATTAACAGGTAAGACTACAAGACAGTTAGTACATGAACACGCAGCCAGGGAGCAGATCGGGATAGATACAGCGTGGACCGATTGGAAAAAGGTTAAGCAGTGGAACGATGAGGATTGGGAAAAAGATAGAGAGAAGATGATTTCACGACTCCAGGGGATGAGGATGAGGCTTTTTGAACAGGCTGTGAGGAAAGGTCAGTTGCAAACGGCTGCTCAGATATTAGATTCACTTGGTAAAGTACTAGGAGAGAGTGAGGAAACAATCAATCTTAACACTCCACAGCTATCAATTCAAGTAGAAGCGAAGAAAAAGTAGTTGACACTATTGTAATATTGTAGTATTATTATATTGTAGTACTTTAGTCTTTAATTTATGATTTATCAGTAAGTTCCCTGTATATCTATATAGTTAGCTGACAAATGCTACACACCCCCGTAGCAATTGATACACTAGCAATTGGGTAATAAAAAAACCCTGCGAGATAGCAAGGCGGGGCGGGCCGTGGGGTCTAGCCTAGAATTTTTTAAAACAATAATCCGCAGATATTGTAGTATCTGCCAGACATTGTTTCAACTGTGGGCTGTAGCTGTAGTAGCTAGCAAGTAAAAATGAACCACAGAAAAATAAAACCGTTGCAATACGGACCATAACAAGATTTGATCTGGTAGCTAGTGGATAGTTGTAGTTAGACTTAGAAGTTTTCATAATTTAAGAATGATGCAATGGAAGAAAAAGAAAATCAGTTTTTAGAAATAACAATTTTGTATTCGTTGGGGTTTCCGTGTCTGCTGCAATCTTTAGCAAATTTCACAGATAAACAATCTGGTAAACTAGCAATCCAATTCTTGACTAGTGTGTCTGTAAATTCATCACCTGAATTTATGTATCTGGTTAATTCATAACCTTTTAATTGTTGTTGTTGTCTCATAATTAATTACCTCTAAAACTAGTTAATTGTTGTCTAATAAGATCTTGTTTGTTGTTGTGGATCTTATCAAAAATTAGATTTTGTAAATCCTTATAATCAAACATTCGTCTCATTGTTGCTAGTACTGTTGTTACTTGGTTAAAAGTCATACAGCAATTAATCTCACTGGTTCTAGTCTGGTCAGTGTATAGAGTATAACCATTACCATTTTTTCCTAAGACTAAATCTAATCCTAAAGTTTGATTAGTTCTTTTTAATTCTGCTTCAACAAAATTTTTCGATGCAATTGGCATAATGTAAATGTGGATGATGTACTCTTTAATTTTACCACTATTTCACATATAATTCAATACTACAATAATATTCTAATAGCACTTAAAAAACCTTTAAAAATAGCTAAAAATAAGCACTAATTCTCTATTGTCTCACATAGTAAAATTAAAAACCCTTGATATGACAAGAGTTTCGCAAAGTAAGACTCATACATTTTAAAATTTTTTATGTGTGATACTACCTAAACAACATTAAAAACACTCTAAAATATCACATTAAAAAAGCCCCTAAATAAAAATTTTAGGAGCTGTAAATTTTTTAATTTAATAAATTATTTAATCATTTACTTTTATTTCATCTGGTTTAATTTTATTAATCCTATCAAGTACTATTTCTTTAAATTTATTTGTAGTTTCATAATTAAATATGTCGCATTGTTCCCTCTGTTTTTCTGTTAACTCTTCCATTACAATTTCGTGCGGATACTTCCAAAAATATTTTACATAATCATTTTTAATAGTTCTAATATTATCTTGGATTCTCTCACATTGATTTCGCTCTGCTTCAATCTCTGAAATTAATAAATCAAATCTATTTTGTATATTAGTTCTAAATTTATTTCCCCAATTCTCATGAGGTTTATAGGCTCTTTTTAATTGATCCTGAAAACTAATTAATCTTGAATATTCTTGATCCAATAAATGATTAATAATATTGAAATCATCTTTGTCTAATATTCCATTAGATAATCTGTTTAAATCAGTTTCATTTAAGTTGTTGTTAGTCATAATAAATTTTGGATGAATTTACCTCTACAATATAGCACAATATTAAATAATAAAAAAGCCCTGATTAGTAGATCAGGACTTAATTAATTTCACTAAAATATTATTTTAATAATTGAATGTATCTATGCAACTAATTTCATTTTGAATGGTTTTTTGATACTCAATAAAAATAATTTTAGTTTTAATGAATGATTCTATTTTTCTAATTAACTCAGTATGATTTTTTGCTCGCCAATTAGAGCCAATATCAAACAATCCATAATTAGAATTTTTAAACTTAATTTCTTTTAAAAAATAAATCATGATGAATGATCCTTTAAAATTTCAATATCAGTGAATGAGCATGCCATATTACTCATAGCTAATGAAAGTAAATCAGAGTCTGGGCGATAGTAGAAATAATATTTACATGAATATTTGTCTGGCGATCCATCTTTATTTACTTGAAATAATGTCAACTTCTCAACATTATATTTTTTTGAATGGGTACGTCTACCAACTGACAGAGTTTTTTGGCGTTTACCGATTAGGGCATCTGTCATAGATACCCTAATTTTGTCATTTTGTTTTAACTGTTTGAATGTTTCTAACATCTTATTAAACTCCTACTCTTGCTAATCTTAAACATTCTGATCTAGCTTTTAAAATTCTTTCTGCAAGCCTACCTCGTATTAATCCTTCAAATCTGATACGGGCTGACTCAGTTTCACTAACTCTTGAACTTTCTTCGTGTGTTTCATATTGAGTAATAGCGTTGAAAGCATTGTACAAATTAGGCTGATTCGATCCACTCTCAATATTATAAAACTCTTTTATTTTTAAAAATTCATCTTCAATATCTGAAAATTTCTTGTCTCTTTTTTCTTTTGTTTCCTTGTCTGTTATCTGACCTTTTAATTTATCTTCAAAAGAGTGCATAAAAATTTCCTTTAATAAAGAACTACTACAAGGCTGATTCTGCATTGCTTTAAATTCTTCGATTGAGTTCGATAAATCGTCCCTCTGATATGAAATAAATTCTGCTAATTTTTCAAGTTGAGAATTAATCCCTTTTCTATGTGAAAAGGTCATTTTATTTTTAGTGTTTTGAATAGATCCCATTTGATTGAAACACCAAAGACGAACATCCGATTGAATAACTTTGAATGAATACGAACCATCAAAAGAGTTGACGAAAATTAAACGTCTGCGGATTGAATCACCCTCTGAAACATCCTGATCATTATTTTTAATTCTCATAATTACAAAACATCTTGCAGTATTATTCATACTGATAAAATGCTCAGGTTCTAAGAATTGTAGATTAGGTTCTATTGCTTTATAAATCATATCGTTTTTAATCATTTCATAAGACTTAGAAACAACTGCAATTACTTTCCCAGTTCTAGTATTTAAAATCGCTTTATTATTAGGACATTCAATCCTATGATCGTTATACATTGTGTGAACTGGCATAATTTCAGGATTGTTTGTTATACCACTATCCCAAAAATTTTGCTCTAAATCTTTTGATGGATCAGCTAACGATCCAATTTTAGATTCGTTGCCTTGTCTTTTATATCCTGATAACCTTTCAAAGTTTTCGCCTCTGTAATGGTTATCAATTCTTAAAGGTGTTTCAGAATTAGAAACGATTGAATCAATTAAATTTGGTTGTAAATAATTCATGGATGTTGAATAAGTAAATTACCCCTATATAATAAAGTACTATTGTAATAAAATCAATGTTTAATTTTTACTATCTATATTATTTAATATTTTATTAATTAATTTCTGTGATCTAGCAGATATATTTTCTGAAAAAATATTGTGATAATTTATTGAAACTTTCTGAAGAATAAGTAATATAAAAAACGTATCAGCTACCGTAAGGTCTACCTTTTTAGCTGTTAATAGCTTATGAATGTTCGAGGCCATGATGAATGAAAGAATTTTACAATCCATACATAACCTAGTCAGCTATGAATGTCAAATTCTGAGAATTATCACTGAGAATAAATGAATGAGAATTTTCATATTGCACATTAAAGGCGAATCGTGTAATATTGTAATGCACATTAACCACAATTATTATGGCAACTGACAATGAAAGAGAC